GCGAGACAGAAGAAGAGTTCGGAATCCGTCCGATTGACCTGAAAGAGATTGGGACCATCAGCGACGACGACAACTCGGTGAAGGTCTCTCACATCTTTACAGCGACGATGTACTCCGGAATACCGGAGTGCGACGATGTGGAAATGAGAGAAGCGGTATGGCATGATCTGACGGACCTGACCAATATGCAGGACCGACTGTTCCGGCCTTTTGCTGACAGCCTTAGAATTCTTCTGGAAGAAATCTACCGCGAGGACGCAAAGGGAAATCCGGTCCTGATCACCGCTGAGGAAGCGGTCAAACAGATGTAATAGTTTACACGATCTACTGTACGAAAAACAGTTGACAGTGTACTAATATTAGTGTATAATACGACCAGATTGAGAGGGACAGAATGCTGAGCAAACAAGCAGAGCGACAAGTGGATGAGATGGTCGCGATATCTGAAGAGCTTGGCGCTATCGTTCCGAATCGCGGCTGGACTCCTTATGCAAGAAAGATCCTGCTGAGGCTTCAAGAACTGAGCATTACGCTGTTCGGTTCATCGGAAGTCCGGGAGGACGCAAGCATAGGAGAGATCCTGTCGGCAAAGAAGAATGCAGCCCTACCGGATGACCTGACAGAACAGGAAAAGACGCAGGGCTATTATTTCCGGACGGTGAACGGAAACAACATCAAGTTTAGCTCCGAAACAGGGCTTCCGGTAGACGGACAACCGAAAGCGCTTGGAGCAAGCGATATTCAAGAGATGGTCGAGAACGCTCTGGCGAGCCTTGAGGCCAAACGGGACAAGGGAACATCAGACGATTCCGATCACTCCGGACGCTACAGCAGCTCGTATCCGCTGGAACAGATTTCCGCCGAGGGCGAGAACTTCCCGTGCAAAGGATTCACGGAGAACAATCTCCGAGTCCACAAGGACCAAAGGCATCCGGAACAGTATGCGAATATGACCGACCAAGAGTATGAAGAGCACGCCAAGAAGCTTCTGATGAAGAAGTGCGGCCCGGATATCTGGGGTTATCGCTGTGCAGACGGGAGTGTCTGCAGGTTCAACAGACTGACCGGTGAGTATGCAAAAGGCTATCCCGGAGGGAACATCAAGACGTGTTTCTACCCAACACCGCTGAATGCGGAAGACCCGACAGACATAGATTTGGAGTTTGCGAGGAAGTATTTTATGGCGAGGAAGGAAGAAGAACGGTATGATTGATAGAGAGGACTACTTCAAGCCGCATCTGTGTCCGATCTGCGGAAAGTTTGAGTTTCCGACACGGGGGTCCTATGACGTCTGCGAGGAATGCGGATGGGAAGACGACAGTCTGCAGGAGCTCGATCCCATGTCCGGTGGTGCCAACTGGGAAGGCCTGGAAGGATACAGGGCTCTGTATCAGGCTGGAAAGCACAGACTCCCAGCAGCCGAAAGGCGGGCATGGCTTCTCGAAAACGGGTATTTTCAACCCAAGAATACATAATCAGCTGATCTGCCAGGTGCAGAAACAGTTTCTAAAGACGTTTCGCTGATGCGAGGCGTCTTTTGCTTTGCGTGGAAGGGGTGCGTGATGGACGCTGTAGCTGAATACAGAAAACGCAGGCAGCAGCGGCTCGATGCACGCTTTCGCCACGACGCCCCCGAAGAGGAGGGCAATGAAAACAGTCCAGTTCGCAGCAGCCACAAGGGAGGGGGCCACGGTAACACAAGGCTCCCTTTCGGACTGTGTCAAAGATACGGAATCAAGGTAGATCATACTTGGAGCCCGAGAGATGCGTGGGACGCTCTTGCTGAGAAGGGCATCACACCGGCTTCCGAGTTTGCCAAGAGAAGCGGCGGAGGTTCAACGATCCGGACGAAGACCGGAGCAACCTACCAAAACCTGAAAGCGGATAAACAGAGCGGAGGAAAGTACACCCTGCGCGGAGACTTCACAGACAGAACGTCTACAGGCAGAGAGCTCAAATACAGCAATGCGGCTTTCCACACGTTTTTGAATAAAGAAGAAATGTTCGCCTGTCTCCAAGAACACGGGATCACAAAGTTCAAGGACCCGGATACCGGGGAAACGGTCAACCCGAAGACCATGAAGCTTCCGAAGACTGTGGCTAAGGTTGGCGAGACAAGGTACAAGGATCTCGTACTTGGTTTCCGGACGAACAAGGACGGGCATCCTTTCAGCCGAAAAGGATTCAGCGTCACCGGAACGGACTTCACAGGGAAGAGAACGGTGCTGCGGATGTTTGACAAAATCTCCGAAGCAAAGGAGTACGCCGCAAAAATCGGATGTAAGGATTCTGACCTGCGTACTACAAAGGACCTGCAGAAGTACGCGACGCCGAAGATCGGCTGACAAACAGAGAGGGGTACAGAATGGACGAGAGGCCCTATGGGGGTATCAATGTACTCCGAAGAAAAAGAATACGCCATGGTCGCGTAATTGAGCACGGAGAGATATCTCCGAGGCGGAGACCGGTTTATCCGATATCCGCAGAGCGCGAGACCATGCGTGCAACGCTGGCTTATACTGAGATGGTGATCCAGACGGTAGAGCCGGTGATCCAGAATGTGATGAGACAGTATGTGGAGCGCGGTGAGGTGCGTCAGGACTCTACTGGGGAGTTTATTACAACCGCGAGAGGTATCCGGATGGCTGCTGCGGAAAGGCTGAGCAGAAAGACCGGAGCGATGGCGAAGCTTCAAAAGCAGTACACCAAAAGCGGGAACATGGCAAAAAACCATTCCATTGCAGACTGGAACGATCAGGTCCGGGATGCCTTGGGATTTGAGATCAATACCAAGCGCTATTCCGATGACATGGAGAGCATGGTCCAGCAGTGGATTCACGAGAATGTGAGCAAGATTCAGTCGATTCCGACTGAGTATCTGGCCGAGGTGGAGTCGATCATCCGCTGGGGCTATGAAACCAGACAGCCGAAGGTGAACGTGTATCGCAGGCTGGAAAAGCTGGTCGGACTCACAAAGTCCAAAGCCAAGATGATTGCCAGAGATCAGATTGGGACCCTCAATTCCCAACTGACGAGATATGAACACGAGAGCGCGGGCGTCGGAAAGTACAAGTGGATCACCAAACGTGACAACCGAGTACGAGACAGCCACAGAGCTCTGCACGGCACGGTCCATAAATGGAGTGAACCTCCTGCAGAGTGGTACATGACAAAATCCAGGGGGATTGTGTATACCGGAAGATACTGCCACCCGGGGGAGTCCTACGGATGCAGATGTACAGCGTCTCCGGTCTTCGATATAGACATTGCAAAACGGTATCTGGCGGACAAGTTCAAGCCGATTTAGCATTTCACAAAATCATTGACAGTGTACTAAAATTAGTGTATAATAAAGGTGGTCGGAGAGATGGACAATTCCGTTAATCGATATAGAAAACGCAGAACATCCAGAGCGGCAGGCAGACAGCAAAGCAGGCTGGACAGCGTATCGGCTTTCCGGCAGCGCAGAGAGCGGCGTCTTCAGGAGCGGTTTGATGCGAGTGCGCGTCTTGCCTACGGAATTGCCAAGAGCATGGGTATTAAGACCGAGGGCATGGAGCCGCAAGAGGTTTGGGAAGCGATCAAGAAGAAAGATCCCGGCGCTGCGGAAGCGGCTGCAAAGGGGTATGGAAACAGGAGCCCGAAGGGGAGCCTGACCGGAAAAAGCGGCGAGCGAAGCAAGCAGACTTCCCGGGCCAAGTATCAGGGGAACTGGACGCCGCCGAAGGTGAAGGGCATGGATGCTGCGTCTGTGAATCAGACCTTGTCCGAGTGCAGCAAGGCCGGTGGGCAGCACTATTCGAAGGGGACGAAGGTTGCGAATGAGAAACCGAGCCTGAGAACCTTTACCACACACGGGATGGATCACATCCAGCAGGTCGTCGAGAAGACGAACCAGGCTGCGGACGTGATTGAGCAATTGAAGGGCAATCATCGATTCCAAGGAGCCAAGATGGACAGAAAGCTGATGCTGGTGTCTGCTTGGTTTCACGACACCGGCATGGACGGCGGAAACATGGATTGGAGCGAAGACAACGGAGACGGTATCCGTGGTAACCACGGCATGAACTCCGCAATGCATATTCTCGAACACTCGAAAGAGCTTGAGAAGATGGGTGTCAATCCGAGTCAGGCTGCGTTTATCGCTTTTGCTCACACGAAGAGCAAGTCCGGCGTCAACGACCTGATGAATCCCGGAGACTGGAAGGTTGGCTTGGATAAGATCGAGGGCGCTGTGAACGATTACAACAAGCGCAACCCGAACAACAAGATCAAATTTGACCGCAAGGCAGTTTTCGGCGGAGAGCCGGACGCAGAGAACATCCGGCACATGGCGTCGCAGGTGGCTGCGGTTAGACTCGGCGATGCGAACAGAGAAGCGAACATTCCTCTGCGTTCCCAGAGCGGCGGCAAGTACGACATCGACAGCATGGCGACGCCGGACCAGTGCGGGTCTTGGAGAGACGAGGTCAACAATTCTAAGATCAGTATCAAGGATGAAAACGGCGTCCATGATCTGAATGACGATAAGGACGGATTCATCGGAGAACTTGGTCAGGAGAGCAGAGACTTTTCTAAAAAGGTCGTTCTTGGCGAGAGAAACATGGTCAAGGTCGATACGGTTATGGACAACGGAAGCCTTGCACTGAGCGTGTCGCTCCGAGGCGGAAACGATGTACCGCACTGCACGGTGGAAGCACTTTTGGAGCGCTGCGGCGAACTGAATACCATCAACGGTATTCCGAGAAGCATGCAAATCAAGATGAGCGGCGTCAAGAGCGCGAAGGATCTCCACCATAATGCTCTTCTCGCTTATCGGGACATGTGGAGCAAAATCACCGACATGACGCCGGACAAAAAGACCGGCCAACCGAAATATGGCGGAATCGATTCAGTCACTTTTGTTTTTGAGGATGGTAGCACGAAGCAATTCCATCGCGAATCAAGCGGTGGAAACAACAGGGGAGGTAACAATCAATGAAGCTGATGGAGAAGACAGTGATAGATGACGATCTGGTCAAATATCAGTGGCAGATGGAAGAGGTTACGACCGAGAAGAGCTGCCTGAAGCTGGCGCTTTCCGCCTGCAAAATCGGAGAGCTTGTCGAGGTTGAATGCCGTGGCTATGAAGACATGGACACGCATGAGAACTATTGCAGTTTCAGGACGCAGAAAGAGTTTGCGGCGGGGCTTGACCAGATCAGGAAGATTGATGCCGACCGCATTTCACTCAATCTGAAGGTCGGCGGCGAGAGAGTCGTGGTGTCTTTCGGACCGTGCAGCGACTATGAAAGTGGGAACTGGGTGACTGTTTACGGAACGGAAGAGACGGTCAAGAAGGTCTCCGCCGAGATCCAAAAGCTCATTGGTTAATCAATCTTTTTTGGAGGTAGAAAAGATATGATAGGTCCGGCACCGGAATTTACTGGAAGCAAGTTTTTCGTTGTCGATCCCGAGTGGCACCTGAAAGAAGGAGCCTCTGACAAGGACAAGAAGGACTTGGAAGAGTTCATGAACGGGGGCGACTACCCGAAGCTCTGGAAGCATAAGTATCCGGAGATGAAGCGCCCGTACTACACTTGGTCCGGAAAAGTGGTCGATAAGGCATAACCAGAAAAAACATAACAGCAAAGGCGTTGCCGGTTGGCAGCGCTTTTTTCATATCTGATTGGCGGTGATTAGTTGCATAAGATCGGCTATATCACTGCAGAGCTGAGCCTGCTGTGCAAAGAGTATAAGACCGCCGAAGGGACGAAAAAGTCCACGCTGGAAGAGCTGATCCAAAAACTGGTCGAGTCTCTGACCTACAGTTTTCAGGACGTCCGCAATGACGGACTGTTCTTTGCCGGTGAACTGGATGATCACGGCAAAGAGGAATATGAGACACTGTACCCAGGGGGCGAACACAGAGAGCGTGATGATGCGGATTCCAGAGACTATGACTGGATCACGATCAAAGGCACGCATGTTCCTCTTGATGAAGAGGGAAACATGACCGGCGATGTGGCACGAAAAATCAGGTCTACCTTAAAGGGCTCGGACAAGGCAACCCAGAATGAGCCGAAACTGAGTGACAGCACAGCGCCGAAGAGAACTGACTATGACTTCGGTCCAAATGACGGACATCAGGAGTTTATCCAGAAAAACGTGGACAAGCTCATGCCGATCTTTGAAGAACACGGCATGGACGGCGTGAAAGAAGAGTGGCTAAAGGCCAGACTTCAAAACGCAACCGGCGACTTCCGGAGAATCAGCGACGAGGAAACAGACGAGATCCTGCAAAACGGAATTGACAGCGGTACCGCCCGTATGTGGATTACGGAATATGATCCGGGCGTCAAAGAAAAGCTGGCGCATCAGCTGACCAAAAACAAAGAGATCCATAATGCGGCGCTGAATGTCATGTACAAGAACTATCAGTATTACTGCAAAACCAACGGCGCAGAAGCATTGCCGTTTGAAGATTTCCTCGTAACACCGGTTAAGATGTATCGAGGCGGGAGTGGCAGGGAGCATCAGAAAGCTCTGGCATTCTCATCCTATACCTTTGACAGAGCCGCTGCTGAGAAGTTTAAGGCGAGCAACGAGGGCCACGGTCGTGCCACCGATGATGGCGTGATCTATGAAGCGGAGATCCGCCCGATTGACACCTTCGGTTCTTTGAACACCAGCGGAGAGATGGAGATTTTTGTACCGGGGTTTATTGCTCCGAACGGAAGGTTTGACGACATCGAAACCGAACACGTTGACGCAGACGAAGAGTCTGAGGGCAATTCATCTGCCACAAACCACGGCAATACAAAACTGCCTTATGGATTGTGTGAGAAATACGGCATTGAGGTCAAGAGCGGCTGGACACCCCGCGAGGCTTGGGAAGCATTGGCCGGAAAGGGCGTCAGTGCGGCGGAGGAATACAGGAAGCTGAGAGAGCGCGGAAAAACCGGTGCGGCGCAAAAAGCAACTGTATCTCCGGAAAGACACGCGGCTGCAAAGAAGGCTTTGTACGACCGTCAGAACGAAGTATCGGAACGGTGCAAAAACCTGAGGCGTCAAGCCATTGAGATCGCAAACCGCGAGATCGATGTTCGCTACCATGACCTGAGCAATGCGAAACTCAGTCTTCGAAAGGCTGAGCAGGACGCTACAAAGGCCAAAAAGAGAAACGACGAAATCGCCGGTCGGACCAAAGAACAGATCGAAGCGGACCTGAATGAGAATAAAAGGAAGGCCGACGAAGCAAGCGAGCTAAACTCCAAGCTGTATGACAGACCGGACCGAAAGTCTCCGGAACGCGCAGAATGGGACGCATGGTGCGAAGCGCAAGGCGGCAGGCAGGCAATTCTGGATAAAGTTAACCTTGAACTGTACAACGAGCACGGTTCTATGGAGAAGTACCTGCGGGACAAACGCCTGTTGGAAGAATTTGATCAGCACGGACCGGACGGAGGCTTGAAAGAAGCCAAAAAGAAGGTACGCGCTGAAAAGAAGAAGTGCGACAGCTTTGAGCAGGAGCTCACCAAGATCGAAGAAGAGAGGGCCGAGAATCACAGACAGCAGCAGGAAGCCATGGACAGCCTGCAAGGCGTCCGACAGGAATACTACAATGCTGTCAAGGAAAAATTCCCGACGTTTGATGACTGCAAGACGACCGATGAGGTTGCGGAGCGTCTATCGGCAGAAGGAATATTCGGCGGACTTGATGTGACCTGCGACTTCGGAAGCAAAGCGTCTTTCGAAACAGCAAAGTCAGTAGCGAAGTCGCTTTGCGACTATGCGGAAAAGGTCCCCTTCATGAAAGAACACTGCGGGCGTCTCGTGATTGGAGAAATGAGCGGTGAAGATGCAAATGTCTACGGCTATTCACAGCGCAGTGAAGGCGTCCGGCTTAACAACAAGTGGTACGGTGACGATCAGGCGTTTGAAGAGTCTTGGCAGCGGTGCATGGATTCAAACTTCCATCCGCCAAACTTGACCAAGGACTCTGTGGTCCACCATGAGTATTCACATCAGATGGACGATTACCTGTCGGATGCCCTGCATCTGCACGACGCAAAGTTTTCCACCATGTGCATGAACGAAGTCTGTTCACGACTCGGAATGAACAGGCAGGAGTGCAAAGAGGCCGTATCCAGATACTCCGTCGACAACAGCAGCGGAGGAGACGTGGAGTGGTTTGCTGAGGCCATGAGCGAGTTCACATGCAGCCCGAACCCGAGACCGGTTGCGGTTGCGGTCGGACAGTACGTAATGGAACGCGCAAAAGAACTTGAAACTATCAGGCACGACGCGGCGGACGATGATGGCCGGTGGGTGACCACGGAAAACGACCATCACGTTCACATCAACGAAGAGGGCGTCCCGGATAAGGGAAACCCATATGTGCTCGCGACCATGCGCGGCGAAGGGCCGAATCCAAAATCCAGAGAGGAACTTGCGAGACACCGCCTGCGTCGGAAGAGCAGACAGGTGAGAGCTCTGTTCCAAGAACTGGAAGATGCCGAGGCGGCGGAGGAAGCGGCAAACGCAGAGCAGATCGAGGCAGACAACACGGTTCGAAAATTGAACCTGATGCGCAAGCTCGTTGCCAACGACAAACAGATGCTTGCGAGCCTCGGTTACGGCGAGGGCGATAAAGAGGTCATGCAGAAGGACCTTGATGCACTGAAATCTGAGATGGATGATCTGCTTCAAGGACGAAGCAAGTGGCAGCTCAAAGGCGAAGAGGCAGACCGATTCAAAGAAACCGAGGCAAAGCACAACAAACTTGACTTTGCTCTCCGGTCCTATGACGAATGCTACGGTCCGGATGCTTTTTCAGAGGATAAAGCACGTCAGGCAGAAGAAAATGCGAGCAAGGCCAACAAGAGAGCGCAGGAAGCCACAGCCAGACGCGAACGTGCGTACAAGGAAGCGCACGCGGTATCTGGCGGAGCGGATCAGGAACGATTTCTCACGGACGATGAGCGTTCTTCCGTGATCACAGATCTGCAGAGTTCTTCTGCGTTTGACGGCATGAGCGAAGAAGCAAAGTCCAAGGCATTTGAAAGCCTGCAGGGCGTGTCGGACGCGCATTTGCTGCTGCTGCAAAAGACCACTGGCGGTGTTAGAATCTTTGACGGAGAAGGCCGAGTATCACCCTCCGGCGCTGATTCGTTTTACACTTTCGGTACCGGCGCGATCACGATGTCTCGAGAGGATATGCAGAATCCGCAAATCCTGTGGCATGAATACGGTCACTATCTGGATGACGCGGAACAGAGCGGATGCTACTCCCAGAAAAAGATAAACAAGTCCAGCGGAACAGAGTACAAATCGTCTCTGTCGAGCGCCTTGTATGACAGCGGCGCGATGCACAGCAAAGAAGCTGCTGCCGATATGAACAAGATCCTGCAGGACGCAGGTGTCGAAGGCTACACGATAGAGGAAAGCCCGTATGGTCACTATCTGATGGTCAAGAATGCGGATGGCGAATTGATAGAAGACTCGTATGATACGGCGTTCTTCAAAATTTCGGATGCAGTTGGAAACCTGTTCCATCGATTCCAGTTTGAGGATCAGGAATACAACGACTATCTGAAGAGCATCGGATGTCCGCTTGGCAGTGAGGAACCGAAGTACCAAGACTACATCGAGTTCTACCGCACGCCAAAGCGCCAGATCCTCCGGGAGCGCGAGCGATACAAGGGTGCCAGAGAAGAGTACAACAAGCTTCAACGTGAATACAGCGAAAAAAGAAGCGCTGCGATTGACCAGAACTTTGATGAGTACCACCGAAAAACGCTCGAATATGAAGAACGATGTCAAAAACGCGGTGGCATGATCGGCCCTGTTTCGGACATCATCTGTGGCATGTTCAACGGACGCGGTCCTTGGGTTTGCGGCGGTCACAGTTCGGACTATTATTCCAGAAGCACGGCACCATACAGCGAGGCAGTAGCCAACTACCACCAGATGCGTATGATGGGACGGACCGAAGGACTGAAACTCTTGAAGTCCATTGCTCCAAGTGTTCACAACGCATTGGAGAAGGCCTATGATGAATGGCTTTGGAGGAACGTAGACGTATGATGGATGAACAGAACGAACTGATTCAACTGCTGAAAGACGGTTTCTTCAATGACTCGGATTTCTTCGAGAAGGCCTACGTCGGCAAAAACGGCAAGGTGGACATGGAATCACTGTCCCGCGTCTGGGAAGCCTTCAAGGGCCGAAAGTATTCTTTGAAGTATTATATGGTCCACGGCAATACGATTCCCACATGGGGAGTGCCAAGCAAATACAGGGACCCGGACGAAGCGGAGAAACTGTATAAGGAATGCATGGAGGAAAACACCACTTGGCAGGACAAGCTTGGATACAAGACCACTCCGGAAGGAACGCTTCTGTAATATAGCAACAATCAGACGGCTGCTTGACTGTCCGTCTCGGCTGTGAAACAAGTGACGGGATCAGCGTCCGTGCATTTGCGGAGCCTTATTGAGGGTTAGACAGTTCCCACAGGCTGATGTAGGGGAAACCTGAAAGAAAATGTCATCTTGCGTAGTCCTTTGTATGACGCAACAACTACATACTTAAAATAGCACTGAGCCGAAAGGCCCGGTGCTTTTTTAATACCGGAAAGATGCCTAAAAGCATCTTTCAAAAGCTTAACTGTTTCTCGAAAGGAGAGATGCAGCGATGATTCTTCACGGAGTCGTGCGCTACGACAGCATGCCCATGCCGCGAGCGTACTTCACCCCCGAAGGTTACCTGAAGGACAAGCCAATTCTGACGTCCTGCGGAATCTTCGAGTATACAAATCCTGACGGGAGCGTCAGGCGGGAGCTCCGACTCCCGGAGGATGTTTTTTCTCCTGAAAGCCTGAGAAGTTACGTCGGCAAGCCTGTTGTTCTGACTCATGAGGCGGGGCTGATTGACAAGAACAACGTGGCGGAAAACCAGATTGGAACGATTCTCAGCGAGGGAGAGCGAAGTGGCGATGACGTCAAGGCCGAGATCATCATCCATGACACGGACGCTATGAAGTCTGCTGGGCTGAAAGAGCTGAGTCTTGGATATAACCTCGATTTGGATGAAACGCCCGGTGTCTGGAATGGTCAACGCTTCGACGCTGTTCAAAAGAACATCCGCATTAACCACCTTGCTCTTGTTCGCGAGGCGCGAGCAGGAGAACAGGCGCGGCTGAATCTTGACAGCCGCGACCAAGTAAATTTGCTCAAAGGGGGAAAAAGAATGAGCAAGAAAATTAAGCGCGTTCCTCACGCTGATGCCGTTCTTACTGACGAAGAGCTGGATAAAGCGCTTGAGGAGTACGACAAGAAGTTCGGCAACAAGACCGAACCCGCCGCCCAGACCGACGCCGACGACGAAGAAGTTGTCAAGACCGAAGAAGTCGTCGAGCAGCCCGCCCCGTCCGATGACGTGGAGGAAACCGTCGAGGCCGTCAAGGCACGCCGCGACAAGCGCGACGAAGAGGGAGATCCGGAAGATGTCGATGCTGCAATGGGCATGATTGCGCATCAGGACGAGGATATTCAGACCCTCATCGACCTCGTTGACACGCTCCGCGCTCGTCTGGACATGACCAAAGCCGCAAATTCCGATGCGGAAGAGGAACCGGCTGAGGAAGAGCCGACCGAGGAAGAGCCCATTGAGGAGATTCCGGAAGAGGAAGTCCAGCAGGACGAAGTCGACGACCTCGAGACGCTGAAAGGCAACGAGGACGAAGACGACGTCACCGAGGAAGAACTGCCCGAAGAGGACGAGGAAGAGCTTGTCACCGACGCGGATGATGAGGAAGAGCTCGTTCCCGAAGAGGAAGAGGAAAACCTCGATGCTGACGACGAAGAGGAAGAGGACCTGTTCGCCGAAGACGGCGAAGACTGCGGCTACACCGGCAAGCGCATGAACGCCGACTCGGTGGAGCGGCTGGTTAACATGAAAATCGCCCTCGGTGAGCTCGGTGACCGTGTTGGCATCAAGGGTCTGGCCCGCAAGCCGGTCCGTGACGCGAAGATCGCAATTATCCGTGCAGCAGGTCTTAAGACCCGCATGGACGGAAAGAGCGACCGTTACGTCAACGAGGCCTTTGGTCTTGCCCGCGACGTGATCAAGGCCCGCAGCCGCACAACGACTGCTGACCAGAAAAAGCAGATGTACAACAAGAAGCCCAGCCGTATGGATTCTGTTGACGGCGGTTCTGCCTACGCAGCTCGCGAGCGCATGATCGCAAGATACAACAAGGATCGCAAGTAATTTATAGGGAGGATATCCAAATGAGTGCACAGACTGTTTATCGCTTTTCTACCCCGATTGGTCAGGCCGGTGGCATTTACGACCTGGCCCCGTATGAAGTCAATTCCTTCATGAACGAGTCCGCTGACGGTGCCCTGAAGTTCGGCATGGGCGTTGTGCAGGGAAGCCAGCCCGGTAAGGGCATTGCGGTGCCTGCCTCCGGTGCCACTGCCGCCAAGTTCGAAGGCATTGTCACCAACCGCCGCACCTCCGAAAATGCCATGTTCGGCGGTGTCGAACTGAATCAGCATATCACCGTTGGTGTTATGCGCTATGGCCGCATCTATGGCCTGCTGGCTGCTAACGAAGAGCCCGCCTACGGCGATCCCGTGTATCTGGTGATCAGCGGCAATGACGCCGGTTGCTTTGCAAAGACCTCTACCAACAATGTCGCCGTCAAGGGCGTGTTCCTCAGCGGCGCACAGGACGGCATTGCGCTGATCGAGCTCTTCCACCAGGCTCAGGCGTAATCCGAGAATTGACAGGAGGAAAAAGGATTATGAAACAGACTCACAAGAAATACGACCGTTTTGAGGCCGCTACCATCAAGCGTTCTGCGATCCCCGCATCGCTGCTCCAGATCGAAGGCCTCGCCCGTTTCGACAGTGCGGACGCGGCTTCCGTCTGGTTTGCCCGCGAGCTTGACTACGTCAAGAGTCAGGCCTACGACGTCGAATATCCCGACCTGATGGCCTTCAACCTCTTCCCGATCGATACCGAAGCAGATGCCGGTGCAGAAACCATCACCTACTACGTGTACGATAAGGAAGGCACTGCGAAGGTCATTGACAACTACAGCACTGACCTTCCCCGTGCCGATGCCTTCGGCAAGCCCAGCACCGCATACGTGAAGTCCATCGGCGTCAGCTATGGCTACAGCGCTCAGGAGATGCGTGCTTCCCGTATGGCAGACAAGCACCTCGATGCCCGCAAGGGTGACAGTGCCCACTACCAGATCGATGCCGCTATCAACCGTATCGCTTGGGCCGGTGATCCCGACCACAACCTGCTCGGCATTCTGTCCACCGGTCAGAACATCCCGACCTACACCATCACCGCTGGCGGCACTTCCGGTCAGACCTCTTGGCTGAAGAAGGATGCGGACGAAATCCTTCAGGACCTCATGAATATGTATTCTCAGGTCTCCAAGAGCACCAAGAACATCGAACGTCCGGACACCTTGGTCCTGCCGACCAACATCTACACCGCACTGTCCATGAAGCGCGTCGGCGACACCGCCGATACCGTCCTGACCTTCATTCAGCGCAACGCTCCGTTCCTGAAGAAGATCGAAATGGCTGCGGAACTTAACGACGACTCCGTCGAGACCAACCCCTATGCGGCTGCGTCCAACGGCTCCGGCGTTGCTCTTCTCTACACCAACGACCCGAAAAAGCTCGCGATCCACAACCCGATGGCCTTCCTGCAGTATCCGGTGCAGGTCCGCAATCTGGAAACCATCGTGCCCTGCGAGGCTCGTACCGCTGGCATGATCATTCCGTTCCCGATGTCCGCGCTGATCGCAATCGGCGTGTAATCGGCAGGCAATCCCACCTTTACGGGGCTTCTCCGGCACAGGAGAGGCCCCTGTTTTTCCACAATCTTTTGTAGAAGGAGAAATAACATGGTTATCAAGAATATCACAGACAAAGCAGGAAACGCTCCGAAAGTGATTGGTTTTGGCGGGATGTTCGTTCTGCCGGGTGAGTCCATCCAGATCCCCGACCGCATCGCCTACTGCGACGAGTATGACGAAGACGGCAACAAGACCGGAAGGAAAGTCGTTCTGCCCGGTATTCTGGCACAGGCCAAGATCGGAATGCTGACCTACGAAGAGACCAAAGCCGCAGAAGCCAAGCCTGCCAAAACGGAGGCACCTGTCGAAGCGGAGCCCGTCGCCGAACCGCCCGCTGAAAACACACCAGAAGCCGAGAAGAAGCCTGCACGTGGAGGCCGGTCCAAGAAGGCCGAGTAAAGGAGTAGACCAATGACTGCGTTCACCGAAGCGGAATACACAAAGTTAATAGCGATGATCAAAACCATCGGAGGCGGCGAGTTTAATTCAATGTCGGATGAGGATTTGAAGTTTTGGATTGACTTTGTGCAGCCGATGGTGAGTAAAAAGCAGTTTGGCAACCTTTATTTTCAGGCGATCACCCTTTTAATCTGCCATAAACTGAAAATGGCCGGACTCGGGGAGAACACGCTTGGAGACCTTGGAAAAATCGGCAATGCCTACGCGGCGTCCAGTGTGTCGGACGGAGGCTCTTCCATCAGCTTTGCAAGTGCCGGTCCCGGCAACCTGCAGGTGGATGCGGAATACACCATGACGGTCTACGGAACACAATTTCTGCAACTGAGACGGATGGTGATTGTTCCGATCCACGTTTCCGGAGAGGAGAGCTTCTATGGCAGGGTTTGAAGCGATCTACAAACAGACGGTTACACTGTTTAACAGAGTGAATCAGCCGCATCACGACGACGAATCGCTCTGGTATCCGACCGTTCTGACCGGCGTACACCTGATTACGGACGAATCGGCCTCATGGAACAACAACGGCGGAATGAAGAACGACAATGTCCGCCTTCATGTCCGGTACCTCGTATCGGGGATGGACGCCATGATCAAGTGCAAGGACCCGGGCACGGAAGTGTATTTCGATAAGAAATATGTCCTGCCGAAGGACTACAGACGTCTGCTGAGACCGGAGGAGGCAATCACCTTCCAGTTCGGGAGCAAGGACTTTGACTTCTTCATCGAAGGGGAATTCACGGATTTCCCGACGCCGATCAGTGACTCCGCATTTACGCGGCGCGGGTTTATGGATTACCTGAATTCGCGGTACGACCATGTGTTCGCGATAACGTCGGTGTCCAAGTACAACCTGATACCGCACTTTGAGATTATGGCGAGGTGATACCGGATGGCGATCATAGGACCAGACTTCAAGGACTTCACGATGAAGAACATGGAGATGGAGTGCAAGATGCGCTTCTCCCGATTCAACGGACGCTTTCGTCTGGCTCAAATCTGGTTTGACCGGACACTGGTAGAGAAGATGCAGCCCTTTGTTCCGTATAAGACTGGCGAGTATCTGCGCAAGATCAATCTGGCGAACGCGGGCAAATGGGGAACCGGCGAGATTGTCACGTCCGTTCCACCGCAGGGCAGGCGTCTGTATCCGGGCTTCAATCCGCTGACCGGACGCATGTATCACTGGACCAACCCGAACACGCAGCCGCGATGGGGCACCTATACCTATGAGCGATACAAGCCTTATTTCCGAAAGGGAATCGCGCATATTCTTGTAACGGGGAAGTATCCGAATGGCTGAAGAAAAACAGTATTTGCAGGATGTTGACGGCTACAACGAAGTGACCAAAGCCCTGATGAACATGATCCGTTCTTATCCGGGGCTTGATGACGACGAGAAGGTCATGTTTAACACCTCAGACCCGGAAGACGGGCTCACGGTGTTCGCCACATCCGGCTCTTTCATTATGGATGACCACGAGAGCGTGACCGGGCACGTCTGGCAGACGTGTCTTTATCCTTTCACGGTCATTTACAGGGCGTCCGGGCTGAATGAGCGCAGGAAAGTCGAGACACAAGAGTGGCTGGACAAACTCGCTCGATGGATGACCAGACAGCCCGTGAACATAAATAATCACACTGAGTGGCTGTCTGAGTGGCCGAAGCTCACGGGCGACAGAAAGATCCGTTCAATCAGCCGCCAAACGCCTGTCTACCTCAGCACAGAGGAAGACAGTAAAGTCGAGAACTGGGTGATGCAGCTTCAAATCCAGTATCTCAATGAATTTGACCGATGAGGTGAATTGCTTATGCTTGAGAGAAAATATCTCGTTCACTACGTCAAGGTACCAGTCAGCGTGGAAGACTACGCTGAAAAAATCGGAACCTCGAACGAAGACCAGATCCAGTGGACATGGGTCCGCATTGGTCAGCACCTCGAAAACTTTGCTGAGGAAATGAACCCGCAGGTAGACATCCGGAAAAACATCTGGGGCTACCAGACCGCGATCCACAACGGGTATCAGGTCAGCAGCAATGTGGATACGTTCTACGAGACCGACCACGAGTCTGACAATGACTACTATCTGGATAAATTTCTGGAGGCAATTGTCCTCCACCGCTGGCAGGGCGACATGTGCAAGACCGAGCGTGTTGACGCGAGGGTTGCGCTTGACGTCATTACCGGCAATGCGATCAGTGCGAGTGCAGGAAACGTCCTGTGGGCATGGAAAGAGGATTGCTACCTCGTTCCGCAGTCTCACGGCGGTGACACTTCCGGTGCTCAGATCCCGTTCCAGATTTCCAATCTTGGAAATCGTGAGGACGTAACAGAAAAGTTTGTTGTAAACAACAAGGTAATGACTTTGACCACTACCTGATTTCACCGAGCCGCGAAGTGGAGGTGAGAGGCTGTGATTGAACGAAAATACCTTGCGCATTTTCTGGATGCGAACCATGTCCACACCTTGGATTTAAGTAATCTGCCAACTTCATACTCTACTTCCACGAATTATACCCGTCTGGGCGAACATCTGGAGCAGTACAACGAGGAACTGAATCCTCAGGTTGATGTGCACAGAAACATTCTTGGGGAACCGTATATCATTCAGGCAGGTTACCAGCCGCAGAGCGGTGTGGAAACTTTCTACGTCTCGAATAAGTCGACGGATGCCAATAAGGCCCTCAGCGATTGGCTCCAGAGCATTGTACTGGACCGACTCACAGGAGAGGATACAAAGACAACGATGATCGATGCGTTTATCGATATGTCCAATCCGACCGGCTTAGCTGTCTGGGCGTATAAAGAGGACGTTTATGTCGTCCCACAGTCTTTCGGTGGAGACACGTCCGGTATACAGCTGCCTTTCCAGATCTATAAAGCAGGGAAGAGAGTGAAAGTCGGATTCAATCTCTCCACGCTCAAGATCACTGGTCTGGCAACTTGAATGTAGCTCAGGCCGGTTCTTCTTGTAGGAATCGGCCTTTTAGCTTGTATTTAGGGGAAAAACACGATTCAAGAGGAGGTTATTGAATCATGGATGAAGTAAAAACCGCGAGAACAAAACCGGAAGAAGATATCCTCGTAGTCAGCGACGGCTATATCCGGATTCCGGTATATAACCAACTAAAGGAACAGATCGGACTGTTTAAATTCAGCCCGACCGACGTCAACATTGTCAACCGGTACAACGAAGTAGCCAACAAGTTCGACGAAGTGATTCAGCCGCTTAACGATGCGAGCATAACAGCGGAAGGTGAAGCGGCAGACGACGAGTCTGTAGCGATTTTGAATGAAGCAGAAGACCGGATGATAGAACTGTTCGACTACCTGCTTGGAACCGACTCCCGGGAAGCTTTCTTCTCACGTGTCCACGCGTTCACGCCGATCGACGGCAATTTCTATTGTGAGAACGTCTTCAAGTCCCTCGGTGCGTTTCTGGAAAAGAAATACGACAAGGAACTGAATAAGTTGGACGCGAGGATCGAGAAGCATGTCCACGGGTACCGAACCGGTAAGCACAGACGTGGAAGACGATAAGTTCTACAGTCTCCCGACTACCTTGAAGGTCAACGGGAGAGAAGAAGTGATCCGATGGGAATACACGGCAGCACTGGATATCATCAAGGCTTTGAATGATGCAGATCTGAAAGACAACGAAAAAGTTTTTGTGTTCCTGTATATCCTGTACGAGAACTTTGACAATTTCAAACGAGATGATTATTCCCCGGCCTTTGAAGCGGGGATGGAATTTATAAACCACAATATCAGTGACGAGACCAGAGAAAGAGTGCGCATGATCGATTTTGAGCATGATTTCCGACTGCTCATTTCGGCAATCAACCGTGTGGCAGGAATGGAGGTCAGGACCCAAGAAAACATACACTGGTGGACCTTCCTTGGCTGGTTTATGGAAATCGGTGAATGCACATACTCAAACGTGCTCACGATCAGGCGCAAACTCTCGAAGGGCGAAAAGCTTGAAAAGTGGGAAAAGGACTTCTTCAACGAAAACAAAAAACTGGTACTTCTGCAGGCGCCGATGTCCGAAGAAGACAGGCGGCAGCTGGCGGAAGACGAGCAGATAATGAAGGAGCTCTTCGGATAATCAACGCAGAAGGTGGTGATGGTCTATGGAAGACACTTTGACCGTAATGGCGAACCTTTCGACAAAAGGCTTTGAGAAAGGTACAAAGGAAATGACTCGGGCGATTAAGTCACTGTCACGAACCGCAAAATCTTTTGGTCGGACAATGATTACCACCATCGCCGGGGTAGGATCGGTGATCGGGATTCTCACCAAGTCTATCAGCACCTATATGTCGCAGAACGAACAGCTTTCACAGCGCATGAACGCAATCTGGACAGCGCTTGGAAATGTACTCGGACCGATCATAGAACAGATTGTAGAATGGATTTCAACGGCGGTTTCCTATTTTCTGTCGTTCCTTCAGTTGCTCGGTGTAACTGGGAAATCTGCCTCAGAACTTTCCAAATCGGCCAAGAAAAACACGCAAGAACTGCAACGAACGCTGCTTGGCTTCGATGAGCTGAACGTTCTGCAAGACAACAATACGCAACAGGATAAGAGTAATCCATTACGGGATATTGAACCGTCAGAGTTCATGAAGAAAATATCCGACCTTCTGAAAGCAGGAATGTTTGAAGAGGTTGGTAGAGAGATTGCCCGAAAATTGAATGAGATGGTGGCAAAAATCCCATGGGGTGAAATCGGTGCGAAGCTCCGATACTACTTCATGGGACTTCTTGACCTATTGTATGGATTTATTGACGAGTTCGACTGGAAGGCGCTCGGCGCAGGAATCCGGGACTTCCTTGTTAACCTGTTTTCAAACCCGCAGGAGATTGCGGAAAAAATAATGAGACTCATCAAGGCCGCATGGGACGCGGTCCTTGATTTTATCTGGGGATTGTTCTGGGGTGATACCGAAGAAGAGCCGCCGCTGATTGCCGCATTCAGGAAGCTTGGAGATAAAATCTATGAGCTTGCTCAGGATATTCTCCCGATACTCGAAAAAGCGTATAACGACTGGATCAAACCAACGATAGACTGGCTGGTCAATGAAGCGCTTCCGAAGGTGATAGATTTCCTGTCCGGATTGGTCGAGAAAATAGACGCATGGATCAAGGAACACCCGGAAGAGGCCGTGGAACTGCTGAAAGGCGCTGTTGAACTGCTGATCGGTCTTAAGGTAGCTTCGTGGTTTAAGGATCTGATGGATGGCGCAAAAAACGCGGTGAAGCCTGTGATGGACCTCGTCGCGGCTCTTTCCGGTGGCGGCGGTGCTGCCGGAGGTGCTGCTGCGGGCGGTGCCGGAGCGGCAGGAGGCGGAGGGCTTGCAGGCGCAGCTGCGGCGCTCGGAACCGGAGCTGCGGTTGGCGGAGTTGCAACACTCGGCGTTGGACTTGCCATGTTGGCTGCGAAATTCGGTTCTATTCCACTGGAAGCTTACGAAGCGGAGAGAGCGACAAAATACTTTGAACAATCGCTGGCAGAAACGGACGGAACCGCGCAGGGAATGGCGGAAATGATGAATACGCTTGCTGAAAGGGCAAGCCATTACAACGATTTCCTGTATGATACCACCGGTTATACGATGGAATATGGATATTCCATGCAGGCAAGCGCGGATTCCGCCTATGCTTACATGGAAATGCTGACTCTTCTGGCTGAGCAGCTTGGCCTTACAACAGACGAACTCCTTGCCCAAATTGATGCTGCAGGTGGAGATGTCACAAAGATTGAAGCACTCGGAACGGCGATGGCTACTTCTGCACAGGCGATGGGTGAAAACAGGCAGGCTATCGCAGACACGAATGAAGAGTACAAGAAAACCTCCGGAGAGATTACACAGAACGCTCAGGAAATGGCCGATGGCGTTAACGCTGCGACAGAAGAAATCAAAACCCAGACAGAAGCCAACACCGCAGCGGCGAACGAAGCGGCAACCCAGAATGCTGAGCAGATGAATGTCAATGTGTCCGGTGAGTATAGTGAGTTGGAAGGCGAAACGGCAGCGCACGCTGAAAATATCCTGACAAAGACGGACGCCACCTTCCAGCAGGTAGCCGGGAATGCCTCTACTTGGGGCTCTGATATGGTCCTGAATTTTGTCTATGGTATTCAGGCACAGATGCCCGCCCTCGAAGCGCAACTGATTGCCATAGCGAATATGATCAATGCCTATGTCCACTTTACGAAGCCGGACAAAGGACCGTTGTCCGACTTTGATGAATACGGACCTGACATGATCAAGGAATTCATCGGCGGTATTGAAAGCCAGAAAGGGAGACTCGAACAGGCCATGAGCGACATTGCGGAAACAGTTTCGTTCCGGATGCCGTCCGTGGCAAGCGGGTCCTTCCTTCCGTATAGCCTCGCTTCCGGTGGCGGCGGAGCAGGTAGCTCTGATGTCATGGCGATGATTGCGCAGATCCTTCAGGCAATTGACGGCTTGGAAGATGCCATTTCCAGCATGCAGCTTGTGGCTCAGTTCGGAAGCTTCCGCGTCATTGCGGAGGCGGTCGACAAAGAGCTTCGGCGCAAAGCAAGATCAGAAGGGAAGTGATAGTAAGTGGCGGCACAAAGCAGCTATTACTTCTATATTGGTAGCATAAATATTGCGCCGTATATCGAAGATTTCAAGTGGGAATACAACGACGTCGACGCCCCAAAATCCGGGCGCACTCTCGATGCGGTTATGCACAGAGGAAGGGTGACGGACAAGCGGAAAATATCTGTCAAGCTGGTCCCGGTCACGATGGCGCAATGTACGCCGATCATCTCTGCACTCAGGACACAGTATATCTCTGTAAGTACCAACATGCTTCCGGAAGGTGCTACAGCGTTTACCGCTTATAACAGCTCCAGAAACGGAGGTGTCGGATACATCGACACAAGCGGTGTTGTGATGCACAGAGACGTAGCGTTCAACATTATTGAGAGATAAAGAGGTGGAGTGATGCAAACAGTAAACTCCACCTATACAGAAATCTTCGACAGCGGCAACTATGTCACAGAAGTCTACGTCAAAATAGACAATGTCAGTTATCAACAGAGCCACATCTACAGCATGGTCACAAGAAAGAAGATGTTCAAAGAGAACAAGCCAATGCTCGGATGTGCGATCACCGGAGAGATTGAAATATCTCTGGCAGACCCGGGAAGAGAATTTTCCAGAGGCGCGACAATTGAGCCGTATTTCAGATTGAGAAGCGGCAATCAGGTGTCGCCTTGGTACCAGAAGGGCCGGTACTACATCAACAATCGAGAGATCGATGATGAGACCGGAAGAATGGAAATCTACGGATATGACGCACTGAGAAAAGCAGAGAGGGCTTATCCATCTTCTACCCTGTCATGGACCGCAAACAGCCCGAATGCGTATACGGTTGTGAAAGAGATTGTCGCACACATGTTCGGCGTGTCATATTCAGCCGTGAACGGCACGCCGTCAAACTACATCGAGCAGGAGACAATCAACAAGATCAGTGCGGTATCTCATATCATCGGATTTCCGGCTCAGTACACGATGCGCGAGACTCTTGAGAGTATCGCTACCATCTACGGAGGAAACTTCATCATGTCTGACAAGGGCAAGCTCAGTCTTGTCGGATTTGTCGACATGCTCGAAGAGACCTTCTATCTCATTACGGAGACTGGCCGACGCATTACGTTTGGCGGTACAAGAATATTGCTCAGAGCATGAAAGGAGAGGTGATGTCAATTGTCTGATAGCGTAACATTGGAATACGGAGCAGGTCAATTCAGCACCTCTCCGAAGTTCGCTCCGTATGACATGGTAATGCTGAATCTGGACGAGAACAACTACATATCCAGTCCAGGAGCCAAAATCCTTGAAGTAACGGATTCCACCTCCATGACGGATACCGCCAAGAGCTACGCCTACACAGGAAGCGAACGCGAGTATACGACCAACAAGTGGTATTCGTATAGCGGCAGCGCGTGGGTTGCGGGAAGCAACTATACGCCATGGGCAAACAGAAACAACGGAACATATACCTTCACATGGACCGAGTCTCAAAGCAAATGGAGATACCAGTTTAACGGAAGCGGAAGCACCTACTACACGACGGAACAGATCTATTCGAATTTTGCCATTGATATCCATTTCGCAGCAGTCACAGGATTCACGGATGCTCCGAAAGCCGGAGATGTTATTACGGTAGTCCTGATTAAAACGACCGACTCCAATGTGAATGAGAAGCAGAATGTGTCAATCAACTGCACGCTGACGAGAAGCGGCTCCTGCATGGAAGCGGACAGCCCTCTGGTAAAGCCCGCAGAAAGGCAGGCTGTAGCGGACAATCTGCTGCAAGAACTATACGGATACGAGTACCAGCCGTATCAGGCAACGACGGCACATATCGATCCGGCAGCAGAGCTTGGAGACGCGATCCACGCCTACGGGTACTACAGCGGAATCTATTCTCAGGAGCTTACCTTCGACTCTATGATGGCGTCGGATATCGGCGCTCCGTGCGAGGAAGAGGTTGACAACGAACTGGAATACGAATCCAGCACCGACCGGAACTATAAGCGCAAATTCGCGGACATCGCGGCGGAATTTCTGATCAAAGCAGACGAGATTTCCGCAAGAGTCACAAAAGAAGGCTCCGGCGACGGATTCAGCTGGTCCTTGGTGTACGACAGTTGGACAGTCAAAAAAGGCAATACAGAGATCCTGAAGGTTGACTCAGATGGGCTTCATGTGACCGGAGACGGCACCTTTACGGGGACCATCTACGCGAGCGCCGGTGAATTCACCGGTGACATCAAAGGCGGCACAATCCATATCGGAGATAACTTCTCTGTTGACAGGTCCGGAAACATGAGCGCGTCGAACGCTTCATTCAGTGGCTCCATTTCCGGTTCGACCATTACAGGCGGCACAATCAATATCGGCAACGGCAACTTCACTGTCGACTCGAACGGAAACTTGCACGCGGCGACCGGTTCATTCACCGGCAGCGTCTACGCGTCGAACATTCTGTATGGCGCAACAGGAGGATATTTCAACGGCGCGGGCATTACGTCAGCGAGCCTTGCAAGCGACCGAATGGTCCAAGCTGTTGTTGACCGTCTTGGATGGGCAAACGACTACAACAACGCAACCGGGCAGAATACAAGTAATTATCCTACGTATTTCAGTGCAGGAAATCTTGTCGGAAGAACGTCTATTTCGTGCGCTGGAACAATCTCCGGCAAGTTCTCCGGGACGCAATACAAGGCACTTGATTCCAATGGAGACCTGCGATGCAACCTGGAAGAGCACTACCACTCTTTTACCGAAAGCAATGGAACGATAAAGATAGGTAAACCGCAAATCAGTCAAGGGTCTTTTAGCATAGCCGCTACGCAGACATACAAGGACGGCATAGCGGCGGAAAAGGCTACATGGAGGCCAACGTCCTTGAGTATTTCGGCGTCCGGGGCGAGCAACAACACCGTTTACAACATATCAGTCACTGCGTACAATGCCGCTGGCACTTCTTTGATTACACAAGGGACAACAACTGACAGAACTGTATATACCCAAGGATATAGAGATTGCGAGAGCGAATTTTCAACTACAACCGCGTATTCGAGAGGGAGCTGGGTTAGCGGGCACTATAAGATTGGAAATTATTGCAGTGACACTTTGTATGTATATAAGGATGGAGGCTATTATCAGGTGTTGGACACGCTATACTTCTTGGGCGATTACGTAGATGGGTACTACCCGTGCGGCTCAAGCGGGACTTACTACACAAGAAAATAACACTTTGAGAGGATGCTGTTTATGACCGTAAAAACCGCTAATGGCAAAGAGATAGAATTTGACAGTTGTCATGAATCGGAAAACCACGAAAGACTGCAAATCCATCTGCTCGGCGTTGAATTTCATGATGTTATTTGCTTGCTTGCCAATAAAGATGCGCTTCCGTTTATCGGGTATGAAACGTATACGAGGCCGACACTGTTGGCGGAAGCGTCTATCGGAGTTGACATAGTGGTCGAAACAGATGGCGTCGAAGCAAACGACACACGCGGCGCTGAAGTATCATATTCAGAAAGCCCTGCCGAACAACGATGATAAGCAGAAAGGGAGATTTTGAATGACGTTAAAAACCGCAAACGGAAGAGAGTTTGAAGCTGACTTCTGCGTAGAAAGTCGAAGCACGAACAGACTATATATTCACTTCATAAACGTCACCCTTATGGATATTGTCCTTGCCTTTGGGGGGCAGAACATTCTCCCATTTGAAGGCTATCCCGACTATGTAGTCCTAGAATCCGTATCGGAATCTCCGGACGGGGTTAATGTAGACCTTAAGAAAGAAGAAACAATGGAGGTATAACATGGGAAACGAGTACGCTCTTATCAGTAAGGAAGATCTTGGACAGATGATCAATACATTGAAGAACATCGATGTGCGCGGATATGATAGCATGAATCGCCTTGTGGCTACTGTTGTGTTCCTCGAAAATATTTTTATTCAGGGCAATGGAAAGCCTCAAGTAGTTGCAACTGCTACTAAAGGAGAAAAGGATAAAGAAGTATTCCCTAAAGAGGAGGGATAATCCGTGGCTGACTCTGCGATCAGCAGCCTCGTAGCTGCTCAAAATATCCTCGATGCCGACCTGTTCGTTCTGGAGCAGGACGGAACAGCAAAGAAACTGTCCGGAGCCACGCTAAGGAGCTTTATCAACCGTGATCTGATGCAGGTCACGGTGCAACAGCTTCTTGCGACGCAATCCCCAACCGTTGATTACGACAGGATCACAGGAAACTTGATTCTCGGTATCCCGCAAGGGAAAGCCATCACGAGAGCCTATGTAGATCCGAACAACGGGTATCAGCTCACCTTGGAATGGAACGACGGAAGCGCTCCGACAACAGTTGGTACCGTCCGAGGCGAAACCGGTAAAAGCGCCTATGCTTATGCGGTAGAGCAAGGGTATACGGGAACGGAAACTGACTTCGCAACGCTGCAAATCAATCTGTATAACGCATCTCTGAATGAGGATGGCCGCGTACAGGCTGAGGCAGCACGTGTAACTGAATACGGATACATGATGGACCGCTTAAACGCCAAGATGACGGCGATAGACAACCTTGTCAGCAAGATCGATGCCTCTGTATCCGGCACAACCCTGATTATCACAAGACTTGGCACTGAGGTGGTCGACACGACACTGATGATTGCCTGATGTGAGGTGACAACATGCCTAACCCTGTTATTGAACATGTATATGTAAACGACAGAACCTACGATGTCAAGGACATCTATGCAGAGCGTGCGGAAAACAAGACTTCCACCTTCTCTGCCTCCCCTGGCAACGTCAAGTTCCCGACCGAAAAGCTGGTCAAGGACAATCTGGACCTGAAAGAGAATCTGTCCAATAAAATCACGGACTTCGGTGTAGCACCCACCAATACGCAGTATCCGTCTGCCAAGCTGGTCAAAGATGCTATCGATGCTGTCCGTTCCGAACTCTCCGGAGATATCAGCGACATTGACCTAACTCCGTTTGAGTTGAATTCGAACAGGCTTTCTGCTTTCCAGAGCACGCCAGACAACGCACACTATCCGTCTGAGAAACTGGTCAAGGACACGATTGATTCGATCAAGACCATCGTTGTGACCACGCTTCCGGACGTCTCTGAAGCACTGCCTGATGTGAATTACATCCTCAGGAGCGGCGACGGAGGACTTCTGTACAAGAAAGATGGAAATGCCTTCCGGCTTGTCGGAGGCTCCAAGGTCCTGTTTCCGCAGACCCTTCCGGTAAGCGGTGACAGCTTCACCGACTATTATGTCCTGAATACCTCTGGCGACGTGTACCTGCATTACCGGTGGGTGGAGAGCGAAGAAAACGGCGAGACGGTCGGCAGCTTCTTCATGGTGGGCACAGATGCGTATTCCAAGACTGCTGCGGATGCCCTGCTGGCTCTGAAAGAAGATCTTGCCAATAAGGTCACATCTATGTCCGCGTCTTCCACGAATACCCAGTATCCGTCCGCAAAGGCCGTCCACGACGCCTTGACTGCGCTGCAAAGCACGCTGGAAGGCGAACTGGATGATTCCACCCAGATTGTTTCGAGCGTGCCTCTTGTGGCTGCGGCGGACGAGAATACCTTCTACGTCGTGAAGCAGGGAAGCGGTGCGTTGCTGTACCGAAAAATTGACGGTGAGATGAAGATGATCGGCGGCGCTATGGTGAAGGTGCTGTCCGAACTCCCAGTAGACGAGAACGAAGATCCTGTCGGAGATGAGTTCACGGACTATTATATCCCGGCACCGGGCGATTTAACGGGAAAAATTTACCTGCACTATCGGTGGTCAGATACACTTGGTGATTTCTATGCTGTCGGCGCGGATGCATATTCCAAGGGCCAGATCGATGACAAACTGTCTGAGATCACAACAAACCATTCTACAGACATCAGTGGCCTCAATGATGCCGTGAACGGCCTCGGCAGAGCAATTGAAAGCGCCAATGCGGATATCGATGACCTGCGCGGTGACATCAATGAATACTCCATGTCCCTCGTGCAGAACGGCGACGTGTACCTGATCGAGATGTACGAGAACGAGGATACGGAAAACCCGGTCAGCACTATCACGCTCCCTCAGGGAACAGGCGGTGGCGGCGGTGCAAGCGGCACCACTGTTATGACTGTCGAGCGTATCACTCAGACTCCTCTGTCTGTGACTCCGACCGACAGCATTGTTCTTCAGGTTAACTTCTCGTCCGTAGATACAGACGGAGAGACGGTGGATGGCTCCTATGTCCTCAAAATGGGTAATGCGGTGGTTATGACAGGCGCTATGGTACAGGGGCTTAACAGCTTCGACGTAACCAGCCTGTGCACGGTTGGCTCCCAGAAGTTCACGTTGACTGTCACGGATGACGGCGGTTCTATGAACACCAAGTCATGGACGGTCCAAGTGGTCGATGTCCGTATCGAGTCTTCCTTCAGCGACCGGTATACCAACGCGACCGGGAAAGCGGTCAATGTGACCTTTACGCCATACGGCTCTGTCCCGAAGGTGGTGCACTTCAAGCTGGACGGCGGTGATCTGCCTTCTGTGACGACCTCTGCTTCCGGTATTCTGCAAAGCTATTCTGTACCGGCACAGTCTCACGGCGCACACCTTTTGGAATTCTGGATTACGGCGACTGTCAACGGCGAAAACCTCGAAACGGATCACATCTTCAAGGATATTATCTGGTACGACGAGGCGAGCGACGATCCTGTGATCGGCTGCATCTATCGCTATGACCATTACGGCCTTGCGGATGTGAAGCAGTACAATACATTCAATATTCCTTATGTGGTGTATGATCCCAGAACCTCCAACCCGACTGTGGAACTGAGGGTTGACGGAAATCTGGTGAGCGAACTGCATCTCAGCACGGCCTCCAATACGTGGTCTTACAAGTCCGATGTTGTCGCCACGCACATCCTGACTATCACCTGCCGCACCACTACGGTAACGCTGCGAGTGAATGTACAGGAACTCGGGTACAACATTGAGCCGGTGACCGCGAACCTTGATTTCGACTTCAACCCTGTCGGAATCACGAACGCGTCTTCTAACAGACTGTGGACCGATGCGAACAATCCGTCTGTTCACCTGACTGTTTCCGAGAACTTCGACTGGAATAACGGCGGATATCAGGTGGACAACGAAGGAAACCAGTACTTCTGTGTCCGGTCCGGAACAAGAGCCTATATCTCACATCCGCTGTTCGGAACCGACCCGAAACAGAACGGCGAAGAATTCAAGATCATCTTCAAGGTAACCAGTGTACGAGACAAAGACGCCACCTTCCTGACGTGCCTGACCGGAAACGCCAACGACAAGGTCGGTTTCAAAATGCAGGCCCATGAGGCGACGATCTACACGTCTACCGGCTCTCTGGTGACAAGCTACTGCGAAGACGATATCATCGAATTCGAGTACAACATCAACGCAATCGATCTGGAAACGGATGGAGCGACCTCGTTTATTATGACCTATGAAGACGGCGTCGCTGCAAGGCCTCTGCTGTACTCCAATGCGGAAGACTTCCTTCTGTATCAGCTGAATCCGGTGAACATCACCATCGGGTCAGATGATTGCGACGTTTACATCTACCGCATGAAGTCTTACAGTTCCGCCCTGACGGACAGCAATATCCTCGCAAACTTCATTGCGGACGCCAGAGACTCTGAAACCATGATCAACCGGTATGAGCGCAATCAGATCTACGATGAAAACAACGCGCTGACGCCGGAATCTGTCGCGGCTGCGTGCCCGGACCTGAAAATCATCAAGATTTCCTGCCCGCACTTCACGAACGATAAGAAGGACTATGTCCGAGATACCACGGTGCAGTGCATCCATATCAACGGAGACCCGGTCCTGGATAACTGGACTTTGAAGAACATGTACCATGCCGGACAGGGCACGACCTCCAACCGTTATGGTCTTGCCGGTCGAAACATCGATATCATCGGCGGCTTTGACGGCGAGAATCAGGTGGTCAGCAAGATCGATCTGGACAGCAACTACATCACGGAGCTCACGCTTGGAGACGGCACCAAATACTACGGGCAGGATGCAAAGGTGGCTCTGACCAGAACCTCCGAACCGAATACGTGGTTTAACATCAAGGTCAATATCGCATCCTCTGAAAACGCAAACAATGCTTTGCTCCAGAAACGGTACAATGACTATATCCCGTACAAAACCCCGGCACAGAAGAGAAATTCCAAGCTCAAAAACAGCATGGAATTTGTCAACTGCGTCGTGTTCCTTCAGGAGACTGGGTCCTATGCAGACGGAACGCAGGTAGAATACCGTGAGTTCGATGATGGGAAGTGGAACTTCTACGCGATCGGAAACATCGGTGACTCAAAGAAAACCGACAATACCAGAGTCAATGATCCGTCCGACTTTGATGAGTTTGTCGTTGAAATTTCAGATAACACCCTGCCGAACAGCACCTTCGATACCGGATACTATAATGCGGACGGCAGCATCCGGTACCCGATTTCCAGAGCAGAGTGGACAGCTACCAGCGGGTATTCCGAAGTGACCGATCCTACGCTGCTGAATATCAAGAACCTCGATCTCCTGTATGAGCGGAACGGCAACACTTACCGGAAAACCACTGACACAAGCATCAACTCCGGGAAGACCTACTACATGGTCAACTACGTCAGTTCCAAATACAAGTCTTTGTATATCGACGAATACCGGTACAACGTAGACAAGAACGAGTACGACCAGATCAGCGGTTGGGACGCGTCCTTCGAGTTCCGCTATGACGCGTCCGGTACCAAGGACGGCGAGTCCATGTCGAGCAGCGAAGTGAAAGCCCTTCAGAATCGCCTCAAACAGGTGTTTCGCGATATGTACGAGTTCGTCATCACATCCAGTGATACGGACTTTGTCTCTCACTTCGGAGACTGGTTTATCACAGAATCACCGCTGTACTGGTATCTATTCACAGAACGGTACACGATGATTGATAACCGGTCCAAGAACTCTTTCTGGCACTGGGGCAAGACCTACATATCCACTGAAGAAGCAGCAGAGATGGGAGACGATGCTGCCAACTACACCATCGATAACGCGGCAGCGGCGATCAATAACGGATATCGTTTCGACCTGTGGGACTATGATAACGACTCTTCGCTCGGAATTGATAACAACGGCGAGCTGAATATGACCTACGGTCATGAAGACATCGACTACAAGGTGAGCGGCGATCCGTCTTCCGGATGGATCTTCAATGCGGCGGACAGCGTGTTCTGGCGCAGAATTCGCGGACTGATGGGTTCACAGCTCAGAGCGATGTACCAGAGCCGTGAAAGTTTGAACTGCTGGTCCGCGACGTCTCTGATCAACGAGTTCGACGCATGGCAGGAGCAGTTCCCGGAAGAACTCTGGCGTATTGACTTTATAAGAAAGTATCTGAGACCGTACTATGTCGGAAACCCGCTTTCCAACATGGGCGCGACCTCCGACTTCCTCCAGAACATGATGAACGGGCGCAAGCGCTACCAGCGTCGCCAGTTTGAACGCGATCAAGAAATCTATATCGGCACCAAGTATTTCGGTATGAATCAGTGCGCGGACTCTCAGGCGATCTCTTTCCGATGCAACACGCCTCAGAACGCCGTGGTAAGACCGGACTACACACTCCGCATTGTCCCGTACTCCGACATGTATCTGTCTGTGGCTTACGGTAACTCTTCGCCTCAGACGGTGCGTGCGAAAGCCGGTGTGGAATATACCTTTACCACCAACCTGACCACGATGGACGATACGCAGATCCTTATCTACTGCGCTGAAAACATCATGGCTTTGAACGACCTGTCGGCCTGCTATATCCGCGCAAACAACTTCTCACAGGCCAAGAGGATGAAGACCCTTGTGATCGGCAGCAATATTCCCGGATATTCAAACCAGTTCATTACGGCTATCCAGATTTCTGGCGGAAGTTCTCAGGACATTCAGACCCTTGCTCTGGAAACGCTGGATATCCGAAACTGCCCGAACCTCACCGGATCTGTGAACTTCTCCAACTGCCCGGACCTCAAAACTCTGCTGGCGGAAGGAACGTCCCTGTCCGGTGTAACCTTCGCCACAAACGGAAAGATTCAGACTGCGCATCTCCCCGCGACCATCAGCGGTCTGACTCTCAGAAACCTGAATTATCTGGACGACCTTCAGCTTGCAGGGTACGACAACCTCGTAACCCTTGTGAGCGAATACTGCGCACTGGACCCGCTTTCGATTGTCTACGCCGCGCAGAACACACTCCAGATCCTCAGAGTTCTTGGCATCAACTGGCAGTCCTACAATACGGACCTGCTGAATAAGATCTACGCTATGAGCACGTCCGTGTTGAGCGGAACATGGGAAATTACCGGTTATATCCGCCAGTCTGAAATTGACAAGTATGGTGCAAAATGGGGTGACCTTGAGCTTATCTATGATGAGGACAACCTCCTTCCGCAGCATATTGTAGTATATCGGAACTATGACGGAACGGAACTGGTCCGGACACTTGTTGATACCGGATCGAATCCTCCGGACCCGATTGAGGCAGGGATTCTTTCAGTAGCACCGACAAGAGAAGCCGATGACCAGTATGTGTATACCTTTAGCGGTTGGAGCGGACTCGATCAGGTAGTTTACTCCGATGCTGAGGTAATCGCAGTCTATGCGACAGAACGCAGAACATACACGGTGTCTTGGTATGTCCATGTCGGCGACCTGCCGCTTTACAGCGTCAATGTGCCTTATGGAGATGAAGCTGTATATGTTGGTGATATGCCTACTGACTATACTGCCGAAGCGGTCAGCAACAAGTACCGACTGTTCAAAGACTGGGATAAGAGCACAGGATCGGTCAAAGGCAATATGTCTGTGTATGCTGTGTTTGAAGAAGCGAGCCTGCCGCCTGCCACAAAGGATATTTTTGACATGAGCGATACAGAACGGTATGCGATTGCCAGAAACGGCCTTGCAAGCGAGCGGTATACGATCGGTGACTACTTTGACATTCAGCAAGGGTATGATCCGAACTTTAGCAACGTGGAAGCGCAGCTGCTTCTGGAAGATAGATGGTTTTCCGGCAACGGAAACGATTATATCGAGACAGATATCAGACTGTTTGACGAGAACGAACCGTCGTTTACTCTTGCGATAGATTATGAATATCTGCTGACCAATACAACAGGAGCCTCTTTGGCATCGTGCGTGGATACGAGTCAAAACCTTGGATTCATGCTGCAATTCCAGAGAGACACGTCTACCAGAACAAATTCCTATTCCAGAATAGCGTGGGCAAGCAACAACTTCCAGAGAGTCGGCGCGTCTGGCGTGAGGAACATTATTGTATTGCGGCATATCAAAGGATCTTCAAACATTTTCGTATATTCTTTCTCGGGCAGCACAGGCACGGCTTCCAACTCCGCACTGACTTATGACTTGAATACATCGAGATATATTATTGTCGGTCCGAAGAGCGCCGTACACAGTCAAAAGCTCGTCTTTGGCGCTACGCTTTATAATGAGTCCAATGGTTTTGTCCCGGGCAACTTTGCAACAGGCTGGATTCATTGGGCGAAGCTTTGGAAGGACGATCTTGGCGATGATGTTTGCAAGAAAATTGTGAACTGGCCGAGAGAGACAATCAGGGCTGCTTATGTTGGGCACAACCGGCAGTATATAGCGGGAAGCCAGATTTCAACGGCAGACGGACAGTTTGTCTTTATGGCTCCGTTGCCGCGTTATATGCCGATGAGCCAAACCGGATACAGCATGACAACATGGGCTGGAAGCTCTTTGGAGGAATTTGGTGAGAAGCGTGTATATTCTTCTTTCCCGAACACTCTTCAGGCTGCTATTAAACTGGTCCGTGTGAATTCCAGAGCAAGCAACTACACTTCGGTCATGAGCTTTGCGGATGACCACCTGTATCTACAGTCTATTCGCGATGTTTATAGTAGTGCTGCAAGTATCGGAAGCGGGTATTTTGACGCAGAAGCTCCGGAGGGATTCCTGTCTTACTACAACACGAATTCCAAGAAAATCATGTTCCCGGGTATTCCGATTGAAGACAGGAACAATAACCAGCCCGGGCAAAGGACATTCTCCACAAATACCGACCCCACCAGAAGCGGCGAGCAGATGGTGGAGGGCGATATCTGGCTTGATACATCTTACAGCTACACCAGACCTTTGATGTTTATTTCTCAGGAGACTGTAAATAAGCACAGTTATGTGGCGAACCGGGTGGTCAATCAAGGAACCGGGTCTCCAGGCGGTAGCTGCATTATTCCGTATGACAGTGTTAATTCGCCGGGACTCTGGGTGATAGCCAGTGATTGGAGAACGAGGTCTCCGTACTACACTTCCAGCACTGGATATACGAACTATTTCTACTACATGTATTATCTGACAGGGTATAGTTATACTTACTATTCGAACAGTTACGGAGTTGTGTTTGGATTTTCAATCTAAGCAAAGACTGAGACAGGCGCTTGAAAGATAGCGCCTGTCATTTTTAAGGAACAGGAGATAGAGATGACCTACTATAAAGTAATATGCGATGGTGAATTTGTAGGTATCGGGACAAACGAAAATCTGGCAAAACACCAAAAAAAGCACAACTTATTGCTGACTGCGACCGAAAAGGACGCGGAGTGTATTGTCATTGCTGATAAACTGTACCGAGACCAGTGGATGTTGGCTTTTGACACGGACCAGTATGAATGCTCTGCGGCAATCATTCAGGCAATTACCGAAGAGGAGTATCGCACACTGGCGAAAGCGATTGAAAACGGGGAAAACATCGTAGTCGAAACCGAAACGGCAGAAGAGGCTGCAGACGAAGAGCCGGAGGAAGTCGCCGAGAGTGAAGAGGAAGAGGTTACCGCAGATTACGTCCGTTCCATCAAGCTCAAAGAACTTGGGCTTGCCTGCAACAGAGCGATCACGTCCGGCTTTGACATCGAACTGTCGGACGGGCAGATGCATCATTTCTCCCTCACCTTGCAGGACCAGCAGAACTTGAACGAGGTCCAGTCGAAGATCTTCATGGGCGAAGCACTTCTGTACTACCACGCGGACGGGGAAGAGCTGAAGCAGTATTCCGAACAGGATATGCTCGCTGTCATCGGCGCGGGGAGCAATCACAAACTGCGGCATCTGGCATATCACAACTGCCTGAAGGCGTGGGTCAACTCCCTCGTGAGGATCAAGAACATTCAGGCGGTGGAGTATGGGAGCGAGATCCCGAAAAAGTATCAGTCGGCATTGTACAGGAATCTGTATGCTGGCTGATTTTTGATTATGAGAATGAATACAAACCCGGAAGGAGGTAGAAGAGATTGTCTGTAGCTAATAATGTCACGATAGTCACATTCAAACCAGGCAAAAGACACGCGATTGTCGATCCGCCGCTTTGGCAGTATGATGTCGGGCAAATTTTGAAGTTTGGAGACCTTGACCTTCCTTCGGTTTATGAAGTCCAGTTCTCTAATGACCCGTTTAACGGAAAGGCGAAACCGCAGATTGGCGGACCGGACGGTGTGGAGATACCAAGTGAGTATTTCCAGTCCGGCGCGTCAATCCACGCTTGGCTGTATCTTCACGTCGGAGCGGAAGATGGCGCGGTGGAATACCATGTCGAGATTCCGATCAACCGAAAATCCGAGCGTGTAGAAGAGGAATTCACGCCGGTCCAGAGGGACTTTGCGGAACAGACTCTTGCAGCGCTCGCGCAGGTATCGGCAGAGGCGGCGACAGCCAGAGATGAAACAATCGAGGCGGCAGAGAGTATTCTCGGCGCGGAAGAAAGAGTAGAGGCCTACGCGGAACAGGTAGCCGCAAATGCCGAAGCGGCTTCGGCGTCAGAACTGAATGCCAAGGCGTCGGAAGACGCAGCGGCGCTGTCGGAGCAAAATGCAAAAACGTCCGAGGACAATGCAAAAGCCTCTGAAGACGCAGCGGCCATATCGGAAACAAACGCCAAGACTTCCGAGGACAACGCCAAAGAGTCAGAAGATCAAGCCAAGCTGTCTGAGACAAATGCAAGGGCGTCAGAGCTCGCGGCGAAGCAGTCGGAAGATACAGCGGCGGAGTCCGAATTTCACGCCACAGCCGCCAGAAACGCGTCAGAAGAGGCGAGAGACGCAGCTTATGATGCGAGAGATCAAGCAGCGGACTATGCCGAGGCGGCAAGGCAGGTTGCGACCGAGATGGGCTTCGTCAACTTCTACATTGATGAGAACGGCGACCTGATCATGCTGAAAACCATCAATGTCACGGATATCAACTTTACTCTTGAGGAAGGAGATCTGATGTTTCATGCCTACTATCGAGGAACATAACGGTCTTGTCGATGTAAAAACAAATCTCGGTCACGTCAGTGCCTATGCAATTGCCAAAGCGCACGGTTTCAGCGGTACGGAAGCGGAATGGGAAGCCATGATCGCGAACGCCGGGACCTACGGGCAGCAGGCCTTGACTGCAAAAACTGCGGCGGAAACAGCGCAGGTAGCAGCGGAGACCGCGCAGGCAGCGGCAGAGGCGGCACAAGCGGCTGCTGAAGACGCGAGAGACCGGACCGGTGAAGAACTGGCAAACAAGGTCGATGTCGAAGTCGGCAAGGGGCTCTCTTCCAACGACTACACCGACGCTGAAAAAGCCAAGCTTGCCGGTATTGAAGAAGGCGCGAACAAGAATGTGACCATCGACTGGAATGCGACCTATGGCGACGCCTTCATTCGTAACAAGCCGAGAAACCTTGTACAGGACGAAAACTACGTCCACACAGACAACAACCTGACGGACGCAATGGTGGAGAAACTGGCGAACATCGAATCCGGTGGTCAGGTGAACGTGAAGGCGAACTGGGCGGAAACCGACACGACCAGTGATGCTTATATCCAGAACAAGCCTGAAAATCTCGTACAGGACGCCAATTACGTTCATACAGACGAGAACTTTACCAGCGCCCAGAGACAGAAGCTCCAAAACATCGAGGCAGGTGCGGAAGTTAATGTCAATGCGGACTGGACTGCAGTATCCGGTGACGCAGCGATCCTGAATAAACCGGAGCATCTGGTACAGGATGCGGACTATGTGCATACGGACAACAACTACACCACGGCAGAGAAAACCAAGCTTGCCGGAGTAGAAGCCGGAGCGGAAGTCAACGTACAGCCGGACTGGAATGTAACGGACAGTTCAAGTGATGCCTTCATCAAGAACAAGCCGATGACCGGCGTTGACTCTGCGCTCAGTGATTCGTCCACGAACCCCATTCAGAACAAGGTGATCAAGGCGGCTCTGGATGAAAAGGTAGACAAGGTTACCGGGATGCAGCTTTCTCAGAACAGCTTCACGAACGGCGAGAAAGAGAAGCTTGCGTCAATTGAAACAGGGGCAACGAATGTTACCGTTGATTCCTCTATTACGCAGAACTCCGATAACCCCGTCACAAGCAGAGCGTTGTACGCGGCTTTGGGTGGGAAGGTTGATGCCAGCGGTTCAAAACAGCTGTCGGATGAGAACTTCACCACAGCAGAAAAGACCAAACTGGCCGGAATTCAAGCCGGTGCGACCAACGTTGCTGTTGATGCACAGATTACTCAAAACTCGCAGAATCCGGTTACCAGCGCTGCTATCTATACTGAGCTCGCGAAAAAGGTAGACGCAGACGGTGGTGCGGGGCTCTCGGATAACAACTTCACCAATGCATATAAGAACAAACTTGACGCGATTGAGGCAGAGGCCACAAAGACAGTTGTGGACTCCTCAATCACCGAGAATTCAACGAACCCTGTCACGAGCGCGGCGGTTTTTGCAGCTCTCCAAGCGAAGGTGGACGCGGACGGAGGTGCCGGTCTTTCCGACAACAATTTTACGGACGCGTACAAGACCAAGCTGGACGGCATTGAAGCGCAGGCGAATAAGATAACGGTTGATTCTGCCACCTCCACAAGTTCGACAAACCCAGTGCAGAACAAGGTGATTACCGGTGCGTTGAACACCGAAAACACCAGAGCGACAACGGCAGAGAACGACATCAAGGACAACTTGATTGCCGTGTCCGACACCGAGCCGAGCTCTTCGACCACAAAGCTTTGGGTTAACACGGACACGGAAGATACCGTGATGATTCCGACTTTGGAAGATGTCGCGTCGTCTTGGTTTGTGGAGTCCAATTACAAAGCCAAGATGAAGAAGTACTTCGAACTGAGCGGATGCAACGCCATGATGGACCTGACTCCGATCTGCGATAAGTGGTACAGAGCGACACGGACCGGCTGGACTGGCGGAGTGCGATTCGCTGTTCCGGAGGAAGGCGCGGCTGCGAATTCGGACGGAACGAAGACCGGAGATAATGCGGGACTGACGTGCGTTCCGTCTACCACAGAGCAGGAGAATACGGACGACTATAAGAACCTTCCGCTGTTTGCCTGCGTGGACTGCAATGTGTATCTGGATGATAACGGAAAACCGCACATTACCGGAATTGATGGCGTCGGCGGCGTGTTCGAGCGGAATAATCCGGAGAAGATTGTCGGCGTTCTGCAAATGGCCGGATGGGTGCGGTTCGTCAACAACGGCGAAACCTATGGATGGGACTACACAGATGAAGAGAATGCAAGCGGTTTTCACCCGCTGAGCGAAGCGGTCGAGCTTGCGGACAACTCTGTTCGGACATGGGTTGTGCATGGCAAGTACGGCTTTGGCGAGAATTGGACCTGCTGTTCCGGCGTCAAAACGAAGGTATGGAACGTGTCCCACAACACGCAGCTTTCTGGCGTTCGGACACAGTGGGGAACAAGGTACTGCGGCGCAACGAGTGCGGATGACGCATGGCTTAAACTGATGCTTTATCTCAAATATGGTCAGCTTGATTCCGACCGCATTCTCCACGGCTGCAATAACTACAACTATGAGTATCAGCCCGCCCTTGCTGAAACCGGAGTGGAAAGAATCCTTCTCACGACTGCCCAAGCCGCAAACCTGATTGTCGGTTCTACGATTGTTCTTGCGGCATCGAAACGTGCTCAGAGCAACGTTCTGGACCGCGTGAGAATCACGGAGATTAGGACGGTAGAAGTAGACGGCGCGTCTTATGGCGCTGTTTATGTGGACAACGGAGGCACCACGTTTGATACGACAACGGCAATGTGGATGTCTACCATGCAGTGGTATACAGGCAGCACGGACGACGTTCTCGGCAATGACGGCGGTATCGATCCGTCCTCGGATAAGTACCCTGTCAAGCTGCAAGGCATTGAATATATGGTCGGTTGCTATGAGGCGATGGGCGATACGATGCTTGTATACGGGGCCAACAACGGAGTGAACTGCTGTACTCCGTGGGTTTGCCGAGACGCAACAAAGCTGTCCACAAGCAAAACAAACGACTACGTAAGTTGCGGACTTGGTATTCCCACACCGTCGTCTGCCGGATGGCAGTATCCGAAGCAGATGCACGGAGACAACACACTCCCAGAACTGATTTTCCCGGTCGACAAAGGCGGCAGCACGTCCGGTGGCCCACGTGATGGATTCTACACGCTGGCGAACACGAGCGGCACCTATGAGTGGCTTCGCTTCGGCAACTTGGGCAACGGGGTCGGTAATGCGGGTCTCTCCTGCGGCGGCGGCTACGCCGGGCTGACGTCCGCGTACTGGAACATCGGCGGGCGGCTTTCTGTAACCGGTAACAGGGGTGAATTCCAAGCGTCCTAATACGCTTGGAAGAGGGGACCTTGTCCCCTCATAATACTATAAAACAATATTGGGATGGATTGTGTATCCGCTGGTGGCTTTAGTGGCTTCGCTTCGGCAACTTGAACAACGGGGTCGGTAATGCGGGTCTCTCCTGCGGCAACGGCAACAACGGGCTGACGAACGCGAACTGGAACATCGGCGGGCGGATTTTTAGAATATGATTGACACAAACAAGATGAGAGGCGAGACGCCTCAGACACAATCATTCCCACGCTGCGGCGAAAATGTGTCGTTCCGGCACCGGAGACAGTCATGAGATTTGAAACTGCTTTCCGGGTGTATGGCGAATAAGGCTATGCACGGGTTTAGTAGAACAACCGAAAGACCCTGAGATTCAAAAAGATTCTTTGCCATTGGAGGGATAAACCTATAAACGATGAAAACTTATTGTAAAAGGGTAGATCCCTCCGATGTTTCTACGATTGAGCCGTTCATCTATGATGCTTTGTATTCGAAGCTCGGGCGGAAAGATTACTCGGATTTCGTGTCACGGTACTGTAACATGGCTGCGAAAGAGATTCGAAAAAAGAAACACGCGGGCATAGCACATTATCCGGAACTGGATCTTGCGGTACAGAACATCGCAAGGGACATTGCTTTGCGGATCAAACAACGCTCTCTGGATTTGGAACCGATACGGTTTTCCGAGCGGACGGATGGTTTGAGCAAGAAAACCAGAATCATAGGAATCGAAAGCGTGATGCAGCAGCTTATGGAACATGTGGCTGTAGGCTGTATGGGAGAGCTTTGGACTGCAAAATATGAGTATCATCAGTATGCGAGCATCAAGGGCAAGGGGCAGTTGAAAGGTGCACGGACCATTCAGAAGTGGACCAATGAAGGTAAGACAAAATATTTTGTGAAGCTGGATGTACGAAAATGCTTCCAAAGCCTGAATCGAGAGACCGCGATGCGATGGCTCCGCAGAGATATCCGGAAAAACGAGAAACTGCTTTGGTTTGTAGATGCTCTGTTAAAGATGCACGTGAATGGTCTGGTGATCGGAAGCCTTCTGTCTCAGTTTTTGTGTAATTACTTTATGAGCTATGCCTACAGATTCGTCATGAGTCTTTTCAAGGAGAGACGTGGTAGGAAGATCAATCTGGTCACGTGTGCTCTGTTTTATATGGACGACATTCTGCTGTGCGGCAACGACAGAAGAAATCTGGTGATGGCGGTCAGAAAGCTGATTGCGTTCATGCAGAGAAGCTTCAGACTGGAAATCAAGACGGACTGGCATGTGAAGCGTCACAAGGATTGCGGCATTGATATGATGGGATATGTCGTAAAACATAACGGAAGAATCAGAATACGACCGAGAGTATTTATCCGGGCACGTAGAGCATTTGTACGGTCCGCCGAAGGTGATAACTCCATCAAGATTCAAACTCGCGTATCTTCTTATTACGGCTTTTTTAAAGCTGCCAGAATTAAGAAAATTAAGACGATTCATATTGTACCGAAGACCGGAAAGAGGCGAACAGTCAACATCCGGGCGATTCAAAAGAAGTCGGCTATTATGACAAGTGCAGAGGCAAGGAGGGACTTAACATGCGCTGCATAAGTGTTTCTGCGGAGAAGCAGAAAGATATCGAAGTGAATGTCTTTGGCGGGACTGCGCACATTTATCTCAGAACGAATCACCATGAAGTGATCGGTGAAGGGGAAGGTCCGGAGGCCGGACATTCTTGGGAATGCGAAGAGGCTTACATGGTTTGCGATGCAAGCGAGAAGCCGGATGTGGAAGAAATCTCTGAGGCGTTTGACGCATGGTTTGAGTATGTATCGGACTGGCACGAACCGAAGAAAAAAACGCTGCAAGAGCTGCAGGCGGATATTGAGTATATCGCCGCTGTGTCCGGAATTGATTTGGAGGTGTAACCGTGGCTCTGCACAGCAAGAACTATCTCATGGTTAAGAGAAATTATGACCGTCACCTTTGGAGCTTTGACCAGGTGCGAAGCCTTGTCGGAATTCCAAGGACCGGCATAACGGAAACGGAATTCTTTGAGATTACCGGGCAGGAATACAATCCGGAATCTGCAGAATACGAAGAGGGATAACGGATGAAGAGAGCAGTGGTATTGGAAAAAGACGATATCCGCAAGATTCTGGCTGAGAAGTACAAGGTGGACGGAAAAAGTATCATCACGAATGCTTACTCGTACACGGTTGTGCTTGAGGATATCGAAGATGCGGATCAAACATATGATTCTAATGAAGGCGGTGAGTGACCTGTGGCATTGGAATTTAAAAGAAACAAACTCAATGTAAAAGACGGCAGCGGCGACTTCGTAGAGATCCCGGTGCTTGGCGAACAGAAAACCGAGAAGGCAACGGTCGGAGAACTTGCCATTGAGGTAAGCAGAGCTACGGCAGCGGAAGAAGCGATTGCGGCCAGAGTGGATAAGCTTCAGAAAGTAGTTGGCTCTCCGTTCGTAGCGGCCACGGCTGCAAGCATGACCAATACAGACAGAGTGTATGTCTATACTGGAAGTGAGACAGGCTATACGGCTGGCAACTGGTATTATTATGATGGCACAGCTTGGGTGTCTGGCGGTGTATATAATTCAGCCGGAGTGAATGTTGATGATACCCTCACGTATGAGGGTATGGCCGCTGACGCGAAGGCAACTGGCGATGAGATTTCTAACGTAAAGAACGCAATTAGTCAGAAACAGGATGCCACGCAGTACGTCACATTAAGCGGCACGATTGTAACGCAGACCGGTGCAGATAATACCATGTACCTTTGTGGAGAGCTTGCGGAACTGACATTCACAGCACCGGCAACAGGGCAGACGGCAATCCGATTTACAAGCGGCACGACTCCGACCGTGGCAACGTTCTCAGGCGTGACTTGGCTCAATGGGTTTGACCCGACAGCAATCGAGGCATCAAAGACATATGAGGTTAACATTCTCAACGGACTGGGGTGTGCCGCATGGACTTGATGACACGCAGACGAGCGTTGCTATCCAATACCGACAACGCACCAACGCCTACCGGAATTTACGGACAGGATTATGAATGGACTATCGGATATTATTTGGGGGATGTTTCTAGCTCAACTGGCGTTCCAATAGCTAGTTCCTATTACAAAGTGACGCTAGATTTTATTCCATGCTCATTTCTTGCCGGTAAAACAGTAAAAATGACGAATGGCCCAGATTGGCAACCATTCGCAGGATGTTGCTTTTATTCGGCTGCTGACGAGACAACATATATCAACGGTTCAGCTTTTAATAAGGATACCGTGGTTGTGCCTGGCAATGCTCAGTATTGTAGACTTGTCAGTAATCGAGCCAAAGATGTTTCAACAATCAGTGTTGAAATTGTTACAACATGAAAGGAGAAATAACTATGACTTACTATTCTCAGAGAAAATCCGTCCTCAACGGAGAGACACAGGCAGTTGTAAACAAGTACGGTGACAGACGCGCAATGGAGCGGCAGTTCCACTTGTTCTGTGCGAATGCCAACGATGGCGAAGACTTCCCCTTTGACCTTGACTCCATCGAATGGGGTACGCTGGAAAACGGAGCGATTGAACGCAAGGTCTACCGCAAGGAAGTCCAGCCAGAACCCACTCCCGAACCCGAACCGGAGGAGTAATCGGTTCTCACCAATAGAGAACAATTAAAGTCTCAATTATTTGAAGTAATTCCAAGAAATCCAAAAAAACAGGACAGCGATACGCCTCAAAATTGACGTATCGCTGCCCTGCCTGGATGTGGCAAAGATTATTATTT